ACTGGATCAGCTGCAATCGCAGCATTAAATGATAGAAAAAATATTAATGTTTTTGTTTTACATCCTGATAACAAAATATCTAAAATTCAAAGAAAAATTATGACAACTATAGGCTCAGATAATATTTATAATGTAGCAATAAAAGGATCATTCGATGATTGTCAAAAAATAGTTAAAGAAATGTTTTCAGAAAATAGTTTTAGAGAAAAAATTAATATGTCAGGAGTAAATTCTATTAATTGGGCAAGAATAGTTTGTCAAATTGTTTACTATTTTTACTCAGCATTTAAATTTAAAAACAAAAAAATTAATTTTTCAGTTCCAACTGGAAATTTTGGAGATGTTTTTGCTGGTTATATGGCAAAAAAAATGGGACTTCCAATTGAAAAATTAATCGTAGCTACAAATGAAAATAATATTTTGGAAAGAGCAATTAATTCAGGAGAGTATAAACCCACCAAGGTAAGACAGTCGTTATCACCAAGTATGGATGTTCAAATTGCAAGTAATTTTGAGCGACTTCTTTTTGATATTGTAAAAAATGATGATAAAAAAGTTTCTAGTTTAATGTCTGAACTTTCCTCAAATGGATCTTTCAGTTTAGCTGAATCGTCATCAGGTTTATAGTTTTCTGGTGTAGGTCCACCTAGATCTTCTACTGGAATGCCTGATGATGGCATTGGATCTGCAGGTTTTGCACCTTTGGTGACTACGTTTTCTTCGATGTTTTCCATTTAGTGTAAAAAGTTACCGTGGATTTATTTAAATTCGTAAGAATCTATACTTATTTATAGATCTTTTACATTTAGAGGTTATTTAGAAAATCTTGGAACAGACTTAACTTCTTTTCCTCTAATCTTTGTTGTGTGACAAGTGTATTAATACGCTTCTCAGTTTTTTCTGCGAGTTGTTCTCGGAGTGAACCTCCTTCCCAAACCCATTCTTTTCCTTCCATTATTCCATTCACAAAAGCGTCAGGTGCGGAAGGGTCTGCCACTATGTCGGCAGCGGTTGCTAATTGAAAATCTTCTCCAACCATTTTACAACCATTACTACTTTCTCTCAGTGATCCGATACCACGAGAAGATACTCCAAGTTTGACTCCTTCATCTAGCAATGATGATGCAATCTTACCCATAGGAGTTGAAAGCAAAGTCGCTTTTCCTCTAAAATTATTTCCTTCTCTTACGAGCGAGGTAATTTTATGAGATACACGATCTAAATTAACTGTAGGACCTTCTGGATGACCAAGTTCCCCAAGTGCTCTACCTTGAGAGATAAAAGTTTTATTATACCTATTACATTCTTTTTCAAGAATATCAACAGGATACATTCTTCCATTACGATTTTTGATACCACCTTGAAGAAATACACCTTCGATACAGAGACGTTTTGCTTTCCCTTTACCTTCAGTGATAAATTTTACTTGTGAGACTTCTTCTGTGATAAGTTTCATTATTCGTCCTCTTCATTTGGTTGTTCATCTGATACTTCTTCTTCCTCTGGTGCTTCTGCATCAAAAACTGATGAGGCAACTTCAGGTCTCAAAGCATCAATACGAGTAGCTGCTTTTGCCATTAATGCATCTTTTATTTTATCAGATACATCACTAGCACTAGCGTCTGTCGCAATCAAATCCACTAATTCTTCCATAAGATTATATTATAGCAATATGTTTATTTATATCTCGGCTATTTTAGTATCTTTTTGATACTGAGCATCTACTATTGGGTCAGCAGCTTCATCTTCATCTTCATCTACTGGTTGATCGCCTAAAACTTCACCTTCTTGTGTGGTATTTGATGGTATTGGTTCACCTGTTATTGGGTCAACTTCTGCAGGATTTGGTATGATACCTTTTGCAATTTCATCTTCAATCTGCATATCAATCTCTTCAATTTCTTGATCTGTCTGACGCAATACTCTCTTTCTTACAAATTCAGTTGAATAATACTTACCAATATAAGGTTCAATCTGTGCAAGATTACCTAAACGACCTTGTATCATTTCAGTTTCTTTTAATTCTGCGAACTGATTATCATATAAGAAGTCATATTGAATATGATCCTCCATTTTTTCCCAGTCTTCTGGAGTCACAATGTTCTTTAATATTAACTGTGTTTTTAACATATCATTAAATACACCAGAAAATCTTTTTCTCAATCTTCCTACAAACTTAGTAAATTTAAGTTCATCTCTTAATATTTCAGATGAACGGCCTAAGTTAAATCCACCTTGACTATCTAATCGACTTGATGGAACATTTAATGCTTTGTATAATTTTGCTTGGAAGTATTCAATATCTGTAAGTTCACCTAAGTTTTGTCCACCAGGTAAAGTTGTGATTTCGGTTCCTCGACCACCTTCTCTTCTTGGCAACCAAAAATCTTCAAGCATTGCCATATATTTACGGTCATCACGAATTTCTCCAGTGTCAGCATTATAAACTAATTTGTTACGATAACGATTCATAACATCACGAAGATATTGCTCAGCCTTAATCTTTGGAAGATTACCAACATCAATATAAAATATTCTTCTTTCTGGAGCACGAGATAATCTGTAAATTACAAGACTATCCTCAACCATTCTTAATTGGTTAAGTGCTTTGATTGCTTTATGTAAGTATGATAATACTGTTTGTTTATTGCGATCTACTAATCCTGATGTGCAATATGTGATTGCATCTTTTGCAATTTTAACTGCACCTTTTGAATTTTGTGTTGGATAAATTCCACTCCCACCTTTTTTTCCAGAACTTGGATCATAAACATAATACTCGTTTATTTTTGGGGCTGCAGAATCTTTAGGATTATTTCCATTTTTTGCAACATCAAATGGTGATAATCTATTTGATCCTGTTTTATCAGTTTCACGAACTAATCTTATTTTAAGTGGATCGATATAACGAATATCTTGAATACCTTCTGATGGATTATCTAAGTCAATAACTTTGTGATAAAAAACTCGACCATCAATATACCAAGTACGAAAAATCTCATGACACTTCTTATCAAAGTTCATGAGAGATTTGATATATTTAAATTCTTCTCGAATAGATTCTTTTAATCTATCTGATGCATTTAGATTTGATAATTCAATTTCAACTGGTGAATCATCTAAGTCAGAAACGATTGCTTCGTTTACAACATCTTCAATTGCACTATCACACTCTGGGTGCAAGCACATTTCACGATATCTACGAACTAAATCTTGCTCACTCTTATAAACACCTTCAATATCAACATATTGGCCATAAAATCCACTAGAGACATAAAAGTCTGATTTATCTTCATCAGTAGGAGGTACGGGAGAAACTACCCCCTTTGATTGTTTATCCTCTCCGTCGGGGATCTTAAATCCAAAAAGTTTTGCCATCGTATAATTGTTTTGCTACTATTATAGCACTATTTATGATCCTGTGCCAATTTGTGTCTTAGACTCTGAATCTTGAACATCAACCCACTGTACTTGTAGTTCTACAGAAAACTCTTCAATTGTATCAGAACTATCATAAGATAGAGCAATATCGGAAATATTTGTTGGAAAAGTTCCGTGAAACTTATACATTTTCAAGACAGGCAACTGTGAAGCACTTGTTGGAGTTGAACCTTCTAATGAAGCTCTACCCAACTGTCTTACAAATAAATCTTTTTGATATGCTGTTGGATCAGTAAGACCAGCATTATCTTCATGCTTATTGATCAAGTTCATCCATCTTTCAAATGCTGTTCTAATTTTAAAATCAACATCATTAATAACAGTGATTGTCCAAGGTTCAAATGTACGATCTCCTGCGATCTTTAAATTTCTTCCTCTAAATGGAATAAGAATAGGTGCAATATTTGAAGCAGGTAATTGTGCTGCTTTAACTAAAAATCTACTCTTGTCTGCGATTTCATCTTTTGATGAGTTAACAGGAATCGCTTCGTCAGGGAAGAATAATTCACATTCAAATAAATTAGGACGAGCACCACCCCCGACCATTTTACCCTTGAACGCATCAAGGGTTCTATCTCTAGTGCTTGGAATGTTTAGGTTTGCCATTTAATTTTTTCCTCTATTGAGTTAAACGTTTCCAACTACTTCTTCAAAACTTACTCCTGTGCGTGTCGCAACAAATGTAAGTCCGATAAAGTTAATCGATCTTGCGGGTTTAATAAAGATATCAGCTCTAAATTGATTTGCATCAATTACGTCTGGTGTGTTATTTGTTTCATCACAAATAACAACAAAGTCAGTGATACCTCTCTTCGCTTTGACATCACGAAGGAAAGGATCAACTATATTTAAGAAGTTTGTTCTTGTGATTACATCATTAAATTCAAACAACTGATCTCTTGCTGCTCTTTCGATTGTACCCTCAACAGTAAGGAACAAACGACGAACATTAATACGATCAAATGC